ATTAAAGTATTTATTATATATGAAATTCATTATCACTGAATCAAAATACGAAAATGTAAAAAATACAATCAAAAAATCAATTTCACAAATTGGTTTAATAGAAACTCTTAGAAGGTATAAATTACCTATGGAGAGTTTAGATTATGTTTTAGAAAAAGAAGAAGGTGAATATTTTTCACCAAAACAGTTAAGGAATGTTTTGATCTATTATGTTTTAATTGTGAGATCATTACCTGATTGGATTGAAATTGATGAATACAAAATTTATTTAGATAAACGATTTGAAAATGTTAGTTTTGATTTTTGTGAAATTGGAATTATTAAAAACAGAGAAGGCGGTCCGGCAAGAATAGGTGTTATTGGACATTTTTCACCTTTTGCGCAACCATCCAGGGAGTATGAACCATTTTGTCAGATTGATTTTAGTTGGTTTACAAAAGGTGATTATAGAGATTACGATAATTTTTATTTTGAATCCGATAAATATGATAAAGGTTATAGATTTGAAGCCCCAAAAATTTCATCTATGAAAGAACTTAAAGATTGGTATTTAAATGATTTACCAAAACAGTCTATACAACAAGCAGAAACATATATTGATTACGTTTTAGAAGAAGAAAATATTTAAAATACCCTCTCCGGGAGATTGATACTTTAACCCGTTTGTCTAATACACGGCCGTAAATGCAATAAAGATAAAGTATCTCGGTAGTTAAGAATAACCATAAAAATCCTATGGTGTAATTGGTTAGCACAATTTTGGTATGGGTTTGAATCCCATTAGGATTTTTTTCTTAAAAACTTGACAATCAAAAAATATATAATTATCATTTCATCACAAATTACAAATTATGAATATTAAACAGGCGTTAAAAGAAAAAAATAAGTTGGTAAAAAGAATTGGAGAAAACACCAAACTTATGCAAGATTTCAACTCAATTGAAGTTGGAAACCAAAGACCATATAGCACAACTGAACTTAAAAATCAGTTGATCAAAGATCGTTCAGAGTTGGCGAACTTGAAAGCAAAAATCCATGTGGCGAACACACCTGTATTAGAAGAGATTTTTCATATGTCCGAATTAAAATCAATGATTCAATCACTAAGAAAAATGGATTGCGCTGAAGGTAAGTCAAACAGAGATCGTTATAGAATGGAGAGTGAACTTGTATTGACATCCGAGATGACTTTAGTTGAGAGAAACCAAACAATTAGTGATTTGGAAATGATCATAGAGGAGATTCAAGACAAATTGGATGTGTTTAATTCAAACACGGAAATCTAATATGATTTGAGGATAGAGTTAAAATATATGGTTATTTCTTGATCAGGCTTACATGCACGACGAATGATATTGATTGTGAGGTTCAAAATTCAAAATTCAACTTTTTAAAAATCATAACCCTTAAAATTTAAAACTCTTTTTTATTATACCAATTTTAACATCTTGAATCAAATTATATAAAACCCCACCCTAAAAAGTGGGGTTTATTTTTTTGTAAATTTAAATATTTATAATGTATTTGTAGTATAAAAATAAACAAGGTATGAAATCTAAACTTCCATTCGTAGTTAATTACACAAAAGAGATGTCCGAAAAGTTCAACAAAGAACTTAAAGAATCCGGTAAATGTCCTATGACAAATCCTAATTTTTATGGAAATTGGACAACATATGAAGTTGGTACTCCTGAATATGAAAAAGTTATTAGCAAAAAAAGAAAAAAGATTTAAACTTTTCTTAATCTTTTCATAACACACTTTCTTTTAGTTTTTACTATATATTGTTGTATGATAACAACATTATTAATAACAGGAATTGCCTTTTCACTTTTAATTTTACAAGTATTAAAAGATAGAAAAGATTATTTTAAATGGTACGACACTAAAAAGTACTAAACCTTTTTATTTAATTTTTTTTATACTATATTTGTGGTATGGAAAAAGACAAAAAAAAATCAATTTTATTTCTTGATCACGATTCGGTGATTTGTCTTTCAAATAACTGGGGTGGACGAAAAAAGAAATGGTCTAAATACCGATCAGCAAATCCCGATTCTTCACCTATGGTTAAGGATGCTCCTGTATCTGTAAGATTTGACGACTTTGACAAGAAAGCCGTTCGGATCCTTAATGAAATTATTGAAGAAACCGGATGTGAAATTGTTGTATCATCTGATTGGAAATTACACGCAACACTTGAAGAACTTGGTGATTACTACGAAAGTCAGGGTATTATTAAACGACCAATTGATCTTACACCAAATATTCAAACTTGTTCTTGGCATAAAGATATTGTTTGGCCTTGGTCCCCACGATGGGAACTGGAAATGATTCGTGTTATTGAGATTAAACAATACTTACACGATCATCCGGAAATCACCCACTGGGTTTCAGTTGACGATCTTAATATGGGTAAAAACGGTGAAGATTGGAAAGACTGGGGACTTGATAATTTTGTACTCACCCCAAGATCTACAGAAGGTATTAAACAATTAGGAGTTAAAGAAAAGATATTAAATTTCTTATTATGAAAAACATAACACAAATATTCAAAAACAATTATCATTTGATGGATATTCCACAGGTGGAAGAACTTATTGAATACACAAGAGAACTTGAAGGTAAAGTGTTTGAAAAAAATATTGAAGAAACATATGATAAAGAAGAAATTCTTAAATCAATAATCCAGGATGTTTTAGCCGGCTGTGATGAACTTATAGAAAACCAACTTCTTAATGAGAGGTATCCGGAACTTTATAAGAAACCAGACGCAGACTCTTTAATAAAAAATTTAAAGGATTATATTTTAGAGATGAACCGGGAAAATAAACTTGGTTTGTAAGGTAGTTATTGAATAAAACAATATTTTAATATTATGATAAAAAAAGTAAAATTATTTATGGTTGACGACCAACCATATCTTGTATCGTTAGATAAAATTGAAGTTGGTGATAAAGCAATCGTAACCGTTGGAGGACAATACCCAAGCCTTGTTGAGTGTGAAAACGAACAAATCATTAACCTGATCACAGAATCAAAACTTACATTAACTCAGGCATTTAAGATCTTCCTTGGCCCAGATAAAGTAAAACTTGATAAAAAACAAATTGAAGTACTACAAGAAGGTGATGGTGTTGTAGAGGTTGAAATTGAAAACGGTGAAATAAAATATAATTTATGATATTAATAGAAAAAATTTTATACGCAATAACCGGATCGTTTATTTTTATTATCATACCTGGTGAAATACTAATCAAATATATGAGAAGTAGAAAAAATAAGTAAAAAATCCTTGGTTATATGACATCTTTTATGTAATTTTATCACAAATATAAGATTACAAAAATGCCGGATAAGAAAACATATTTGTTAGGACAGGAGTTCCAAATGACTTTCACCCAGGATGGTGACTGTTGTGATACCAATCAAGAACAATATATTACAATCAAGACTCAAAATGGTGGTGGTGGAGACTTTTTTGTTATTGAAACAGAAAGATGGGCCTTTGATAATATTCCGGAACTTATTACAATCTTAAAAAGATTTCAAACAAAACATCAATTGATTAAATCAAAAGAATTGTAATGAAAAATTTAACTGACGACGAACTTGTTGAGCTAATGGATTTACAAGTTGACAGAATTGATAAAAATTTATCAATAAACAAATTGATTGCGTTCTTATTAATAATTGAAGCAATTTTTTTTATTGGTAATGTAATAAGTATATCAAATTATCTAATGGTTGTTTTACCTTGTTGGGGAATTTATTTGTTTCATTATTTTAGGTATAAAAAAGCCATTAAAACATTAGAAAATCTTGTTGATGAATATAAAAAAAGGTATGAGCTATGACAGAAAAAGAAGTACAATTATTAGGGTTCCAGAAGGAAAACACAATCGGTGATGATCAGGATGATTCTTATTATTATGTGTTAGATGTTGTTGATGGGTTATCATTTATTACCCAAAGCAATGACGATGTAAAAAATAATGAGTGGCATGTTGAAATATTCAATACAGATCCTTATATTAGATTTCACAAGTTTGAAGAGGTCCAAGGACTGATAAATAAATTAACAAAAGCAATTGTAAAAAAATGAAAGACGTAAGGCTAATTTATGAGTCAATGCTTAATGAACACCGTAAACTTCAAAATGAGATTTCGGACATTAAAGCAAATAGTTTTGATCTAAATCCGGAAGAAAGAAAAAAAGTCCAGGAATTAGAAAATAGACAAACACAACTAATGAATCAAATGAGGGTTCTGTTTAATAGTAAAACTAAATAAAATGGTAAAGGGTTATTTAAAATTATTTTTGATATGGTTAGCAGCTTATTTGATCGTATCATTCTACGGAGAGTATGTTCTAAGTAGAGAAGTTAATGGGTTTCTACAACTTTTTGGTTTCATCGGAGTTATAGGAGTCGTGATTTATGTAATAGGTGAAACAATTAAAATTTTTAAAAATAAAAAAGAAGAAAAATGATTAGTATTGTAATTTTTGTAGTCGCATTGGTTGTTGCAGGATTATCACTTGTTAGTAATCTAAAAAATGAAACGGAACTTCCATTCCTCAAACCAATTATAATTTTGGGTGTCGGACTTGGTATTGGAGCTATCCAGCCATTTGGTCTTGAAAGAATTGACGCCGGTAATAAAGGACTTAAAGTTAATTTGACTGGATCAGAAAGAGGTGTGTCTAACTACCAGTATAAAACAGGTTGGGTTATGTATAACGGTTGGACTGAACAAGTTAAAGAGTTTCCTTTATTCCAACAACACATTGAGTATGATGAGCAACAAGTAATTACTAAGGGTGGATTCTCAGCAACAATTAAACCTTCATTTAACTATTCTCTTCGTGAAGATGCTATTGGTGATATGTTTGTTAATTTACGATTAGAGATTAAAGAAGTTGAACAAGGATGGCTTAAGAACGCAATTGTATCATCTGTAAATGATGTTGCAAACCGTTGGGAGGTTGATGCTATCTTTAATAAACGAGAAGAATTTGAAGCTGCAATCATTACCGAATGTAATAAGAGAGTTAGTAAATGGTTTACTGTATCACAGTTGAGAACAAATATAGTACCACCAGCTTCACTACAGAAAGCTATTGAAGGTAAAACTAAAGCTGTCCAGGAAGCACAAGCCGCACAACAAAGAACTCTGGTAGCACAAGCTGAAGCTCTTGAAAAAATTGCAATTGCAAGAGGTGACTCCGCAAAAACAATTATTAATGCAAACGCTGCAGCTCTGGCAATGAAGATCAAACAAAAGGAATTAACACCTTTGTATGTTGAATTTGTTAAGGCGTCGGCATGGGACGGTAAACTTCCAACCACTATGGCCGGAGGATCCGGAACCTTACTTAACATCAAATAATAATTTTAGTACAACACTAAAATATAGAAACCCCACAATTAGTTGGGGTTTTTTGATTTATTAAAAATTAATTATTAAATTTGTGATATGGAAAAAAGAAGTACACATTACGGAGATGTTTCAAAATGGATTGAAAAAGTAATCAATTCTTGTGAGACCAGAGATCAACTATTTTCGGCAAAACGATTGATCTATAACTTTCAAGATAAATTAATTAGAGATTTGGGAAATATAAATGTCTCAACAATCACAGATCCAATTGATGTTACTTGGAGAATAAGACTAAGAGAGGTAACTGAAAAAAGTTTTAAGTTATGACCGGTAAAGTTAAATTAGAGAACGA